AGCACCTCCATGCCATCCCTCGCAAATTCTACACTCACCGACCGCACTATGTCCTGCAGTCCTTCGTCATCTATATATTCTGGTATACCTACACAAATAGTTGGATGCTCTTTGAAATCCCCTTTATTATTCAATATCAGCTGTAGCTGGTGCTGTGCCGTGCTCTCGGCCGGTATAAAATCCCCACCTGTTACTGCCGTATCCTCATTCTCATCCAGCATTATGTCTATCATCTGTCTTGCCATACATCTAGGTTATTACGTTTGTAAATACGCCTGTTACGGGGCCGCCACCGGGTGGGGCCGCTAATCCGGCAGTATAGGTTATAGTTGCACTTTGTACAAAGGATGTCATTGCGGTTGTAATAGCACCAGCCATTGCTTGCACCTGGCTTATTTGTTCCGGCGTTTCATCAGAGAGATTTGCCAGGAAGGCATTCGATAATGCTGTTTTTAATGTTTCAGTATTTAGTGGCATATTATTCGCTTAACAGGTTGTTTAATCTAGTCAGCAGGTTGTTAAAATCGCTTACGTTAGTTGGCGGGCTACTTGTGCCTGCTGGTGTAGGCACGGTAAGTACTGTCAGACAAGTAATACAGTCTTTGAGTAGCTTGAACAGGCTTTCATTCCGTGTTTTTATTTTTACTACGCTGTCCGATATATCAATGCCGGCATCTTTGTTTTTGATGCGCACCAGCGACTCATCCATTTCATACATAACCTCCTTAATGGTTATTCTCGCCTGTGTTATCTCACTCGATTTTAGCATACACCACATACCCGGCCCATCCATGCTGGCAATGACCACATTGCTGCCAACTTTTGGAATAATGATCAGGCCGTCCTTTTGTTCAGCATGTGTGCTCAGTGATACACCCTTGATCACGTGATTGCTATCGTCTGGCACTACGTCAATAGTTAGCTTGCTGGTATCAACAGCTTCCACTACTCCGCCTATTACCTCATATGGGCGCCACGTCAGCTTCTTTATACCCTCTGCTATCTTTACTGTATTCCTTGTCATCATTTCTTATTTTGAAACCCCAACGCGGGACCCAAGTCAACAATGCGCCTCGCCCCGCCAATACCAAATTTCACTTGCACACCTTCCACCAGGTATTTACCATCACGCTCTTTGTAATTTTCACTGCTTATATCTGCTATAAACCCCGGCGCTACGTAAGGCTCAAGGAATGTTTCAATGCTACCTTCGTAGCCGGTATAGCCCGTTCGATAGGCCATCTCATTAGCAAGCATCTTTAATGATCCTTCACCCGGTTGGTTCAGCAAATTTGAATAATCTTTATTGGTTGCCTTGTATGCATCCGATACAACAGTTTTCTTCTTTCCCAAAACCTTTTTACTGTAGCTTACATTCAGTTTTTCTAATCCCTCATGTAGCTTCAATTTTATATTGCTTACAGTGTTTACCCCCAGTGTGTAGCTCACAGCCCCCAGGTTAAAAGGATCTCTACCGGTGGCCAGGCTTGTATAAGGCATACCGCACCAAAGCACATCTGGCTCTATAAAGAAACAGGTAAGATTACCGTCCGCAGCTGTAACCAGGTTATTCACCAGGGCTGTGGCAGTCGCGTGCGCCGTACGCAAACCCTCCAGCGTAAGTTCCGTGTCACACCGCACCGATATCCTGGGATCACCTTTGACAGCTCCGGTTGCCTTTTCTAGCAATTGCTGTGTGGATGCTATATCATCAAAACGATCAACTGCAGTTTTGCTCAATCTGAAGCTAGACCCTTCGCATTCTATAACTAACGGTTTGTCCAGGTTACGATTCTTTACAAACCCTTTGAATTCAGTCCTCAACTTTCCATTATATCCCAGCCTGATCTCAACCGGTTCCCCTTCTTTGAATTGCTCACCTGTTATCACATCATCTTTCACCAACTGGCTGTTTTTAATGATACTCGCTTTTGCGGGCAATTTAATAGTGGCCGTTTCAGATATGCTATGAATGCTGCGTTTGATCTCAACCTCATGTACGCCGCTAAAACAGAAACTGCCGATAGTGATCTCGCTGCTCAATTCAAAAAATGCCATACCTACCTATTTTTCTTTATCTATTTCAATTAAGCTGAATGGAGCATCGCTTACCATATGCAGCTCATAGGGACATACATGCTTTATACCGCTCTTGCTGTTGTTTGGAAATTTTAGCTCCGTTATCACTACCTTGTCGCTGCCGGTACGATTGTGCCGAAGCAGGAAGATATCAGTAAGCGGGCACTTGATAGATACTGGCTTATTTATCTCGTATAATGATCTCAGTGCTGCGACATCGCTTTCCGGAAATTCATTCGATATGCTTACAGCCATACCCCTTACAACAATATCATAATCCTCTACGCTGATAAACTCTTTGACCGTACCTACACGCTCTGTCATTTCCGTTTTAACAATTCTCTTCTTACTGGAAATAGATATGACCGGAAATGGCAAATATATTTCCACCTTCTTACTTACGCTACTACCCGTAACAGTACCCCGCTGGTCAGGTAACACAGTATCTGCGCCTTTATCCCGGTCTTCTACATAAATGATCTTTACCGGCATATAATACTCTTGCCCCAGGGCGTTGGCATAATACTCGCTCCCATACGCCCCGATCTTTTTCCGTTGAGGATTCTCTTTGTCCTCATTGCCCGCAATTAAGGTCATCTTGGGTTCAAACGCCCTTGTCTTATATCCAAAGGCTTTCTGGAAAAGCTCTGCAAAACTGAATGATATTTCCGCCATTTTCTATGCTATATTTACATTGTTAAGAACATCAAGCAATGCTTGTTCCACCTGCATCTTTATGCTATCAATCGAGTGAGATGTGTTTTGAGTGGTTAGAGATAAATTGCCAATTAGTGGCGTATTGAGATGTACAGCTACGTTGCTCTTACCCGTGTCCCGGCCTGCGTCATGATTTTTATCGCCGGTCACATAATTCCCACCGGCACGAAAAACATCATCAATATTCGTTGATAGTTTTTCTGCAGTATTCATTTTTGCTTCCTCATTCACATTCGTAGGTAGCCTGAGCATATCTTTGCTTATATGTTGTATACCTTCTGTCGTCGATGCGGTTTTTACTCCTTTATGCGTATTGTATGACTTCAAAATGTATGGAATTGAAAAGTCCGCTGGTGAGGTTGGTTTCAAAGGCTTTAAGAAACGGGGCAATTCATATTGTGCTTTATACCTGTTAATCTCTGCCTCTTTTTTAAGAGCATCTTTATCCGGCATATTGTACGCTCTGGATACTATCCTGCCATCCTGTCCCCTGCTCTTCAACAAAACCTTGTACATGAATCCAACTCCTGATGGGCTTTTCTCTGCAGAGAACCCGGATATCCTCGCTTCTCCAGGTGGTAGTTCGCTCAAAGACGGTATACTATTTTCTGCACTTCGCAAATACCGGTCATGTATTTTAACGGCCGGCACATTAAGCTGATTTTTGCTGGCAGTTTTTCCCTCATTTGAAAACCTAAGAAAATCCGTAAACAGATTATCATATTTCGGCACCATTACAGACTCTTCTATGAAAATCGCCCGATCTTCGAGGGATTCAATTTCTCCAAGTAATCTTTTTACAGTTGGAGTCCAGCTCTTAAGCGCTTTTTTGTATCCCCCTTCTGTACTTTGGTGATAGCCGTTTAATGTTATCAGGTGGGCAAAATCATCCATGTTCGCCGCATTTAGGGGAATATCTTTGATTTTATTTGGCTTACCTAGCGCAGTTTCCTTGATGTGCGCGTATAGATAGTCAGCCCAGGTTGGGAATACCGCATATGGCGCTCTTACTTTTTTAGGGCTTTCATTCGCGTTAGCTTTATAGCTGGCACTGGGCAGCGCGTTTGTAACATTTTTAGCATATTTGAGTCCCCCAACATTTTTGCTGTTTATCGCTTCATCCATATATAGTCCCTCTGACTCAACCAATATTTGTGTAACGACAATTTCCTCCTGGAATTTAGACAAGTTCCATTTTCTCTTTAGCTCAGTAAGGATTTCCATCAGCACAGGAACATTAATACCTGTCGGATGTGTACGCTTCTTTCCTACGGGTTGAGGATCAGAAACTCTGGTCTTTTTCTTCTCTGTTTTAGGTTTTTTTTTGCCCATTGTGCTACTTTTATGAAAATTTCACTATCCGCAAACCTTGCCTATGAATAAGCTTCGTTTTCTTGTTACTATACTATTTGTGGCGATTTTCTTCTATGCTCCTGCCAACGCCCAAATCATCCTGAAAGGCTACAGATGCAAATTCTACGAACATCAGCGAGCATTCGAAATGGGGGAATTTTGCAGCACCAAAGACACCTTTCTTTTTACATTCTACGGTAAAGACGTTTTTGTTGCTGATACCGGTGAAAAGAATCACAAGGAGTATCAGCGAAGACTGGGACTCGAGTATTGCTTTGGTAATACCAAATACACCACAACAAAGGATGATCTTTGTATACAAACAGGTCAAAACGCTCAAGGCATCTATTACTACCTGGTTTACGTTCCGGATCAATGTGTTTCTGTGTCTGTTCGTTGTGCCGGCAAAGGTGCGCTGCTCTCAACCCGTTCGTCCTGGTTGCTCTCACAAGTAAGAATTGCCCTTAAAAACAAGAAGCGGATCTTCTTTTTAGATGAAAAAGGACGGAGTTGTCAAAACCCTGATCACCCGGAATACTAAACATTATTCCATCTTCTCCGTCAATGAGCCTTCCTTATAAATATCAGGTGCGCTATCTTCTGCGCAAATGCCTCATCGCTTAGCGATCTGTGGTCCATGCCCGGCAGGTAATATTCCAGCATTGTTTCCAGGTATCCTATGGGATCGTGCGCCGGGCCTCCGCGCGACCCCTCTATAAGTTTACCAGTTTCGCCCGTTTACCATCCAGCTTCACCCTCAGTTCCTGGCTCGCACCTATAAACTTCTGGTCATCTTCCAGCACATCTCTGCTGCCGCCAATAAACGTCACATTCGCCAGCTCTTCAAATACAGCTAGTACCCTGTCGCTGTCAGCCTTGCTCATGGCATAGTTGATCTCATCCCTGCCGGGGTTTTTAAAATAGGCTATATGGCCATCTACCTCCACTGCATAGATACCGTACTTAAACCTCGCCTTCCACTCAGCTATTTGCTCTGCCGGCGCCTGGCCGGTCAATATTGCCTGTTTCTTCATCTGCTCCTATTGTTGTTTTTATTATTGCTGCGATGCTACGAGCACACCAGCTTCATAAAGATGATGTTCAGCGTTATGTCCATATTCTTCGCTCCCTGTTCCCAGCCTTTCTCAAAGTCTTTTACCTCTACACCTATCAGCTTATCTGTCTGCAGCGCACGCGCGCCCTTTGCTTTATAGGTCACCATTATGTCAAACTGCATATCCAGTATGTCATTGCCCTTGGCCGATAATGCTGCGCGGTTCATTTCGTCCAGCGCACCTTTCAGCACTTTTATATCGCCCTCGTAAGTGCGCTTGCCACTCTGCACGCTTATTGGCTGGTCGCCTGCTGCATGCAGCAGCTCCTTTTCTTTGAGCGCCTTATACTTCAGCCCGCGTATCTTGGTCAGCGGTGCACCCGCAAACATCACCGTCATATCTGCCCACTCGCACTCCTTACTATCAAAAAATGTTACTGTTGCCATTCTCTATGCATTTAATGTTATTATTGATTTACTTCCAACTGTCTATATAAACGATCAATCATCATCTACTGCTACCCAACACCTACTCCCGACTATATACCAACTACTATCTACTAGATACCATCTCCATATCCTTACGAGTTAGCAGGATTAGCAAAGCCCAGGCTTATCTCTATATTAGTTGCATACCCCACGGGTATGATGCGCAGCACCACGTTCAGCCTGTTCGTGCTTAGTATGTTCTGTGCCGGGTCTATAAAGCAGGTCACTGAGCTTATCTCACGGTTAGCGGTCATAGTATTGTTTATCTGGTTTTCCATCTGCTGTTCCAGCCATTTACAGAAACCATTATCCAGCGTACCATCTTCGTTCACAGGCACCTCGTCGTCTACTTCCTGCACAAACACAGTATAGGCGAGTATATGGGCCTTATCCACTACTCGGCCACGGGCCAGCATCGCATAGTCATCCGTAGTGGCTGTGCACATCGGGTCGCCGCTAAAGAAGTAGCCGCTCACATTAGGGTAGGTAATGAAAGTGATGTAACCCAGGTCAGCTATCACACCCGGCGCAGCCACACCCAGCGTAGCCAGCGCGCTCGTGCCTATATAGGCTTCTGTATTCGTCAGCGCGCCGTTTCGCACACGGCTCACCTTGCGCTGCACCGGCACCGATGATACCACACCCAGCAGCAGCCCCAGGCAGGCCGCCTTCGACGACTGCGTATCGCCCAGCAATATCGCCACCCGGTTGTTAGTTGTTCCCGTAGCCATGTCGTTAAACGACGTACCCGCCACCACCGAGCTGGCGCCTATTACTGCTCTGAACGGACGTTGTATGTTGAAATACTCCTCCGCTGTCACGGCCATGTTATTTGCTGCATCATACACAGCTTCATTCATACCGTGGGCCACCGCAATAGTTCCTCCGTCTGCCACTATAGCATCATCATCGCTCATAATGCCCAGCACCTTTATCTTGCCCTGCGCAAAATCCAGCAGCTGCCGCACCCCATGCGTGTTCGAGTACTTCGCCATATCCGCTACGCTCATATCAGGCGGCGTCAGCATCAGGTATAGTCGGGCGCCGCTGCCTGCCTGGTTATAGAATTCCTGTAGCTGCCTCGTTGCAAAAGGATTACCAGCCTCCGTAATACCTGCTGCTATCACATCCGTCATGCTGGTCACCAGTATCGGTGTCCCGGTCGTATAGCCATGGCTTTCATCAGCCCCTGTAAGCACCATACCGGTTATACCGTCATTTGTTTGGAGTATCGCTCCCAGCTGGCCATTTGCCAGCGTTATGTTTACACTACCCATTATTACACTATATTTTTAAATTTTTTTCTGTTTTTACCTTCCTTCTTGCTATCCGTTACTCCCAGTCCAGCTCTTCCTCGTCATCATCGCTCCATGTGGCGCCTGCAAGCGCCGCTACCTGGCAATAGGCCTCCTCGCGGCTCATCTCCGTCACGGTCACATCCTCCAGTGCCGCGCTATGGTTCAGTGCGTTTTGTTTGTCAAAGAATGCCAGCCCGTCGCTGGTAAAGTAGAGCTTGTCTGTCTGCTCATGGTTGTCAAAGTATTGTTGCGCATGTTTCATAAAA